GAAGTGGCGCTCTCGGCCATGATGGCGCAAGCCGCAGTTCAAGTGTCGCAGCAAAGCCAAGCCCAAGCTGCTCAGCAGCAGGCGCAACAGCAGATGCAGGACCCAGTTGTGCAGATGCAGATGCAAGAGTTGCAGATCAAGCAAGGCGAGCTGGCACTTAAAGAACGTAAGTTGCAGGTTGACGCAGCAACTAAAGCCGACGAGTTGGAGCTGAAGAAACAGGCACTGGATAGCAAGATGGAGCTGGAAGGCTTCAAAGCAGGCCAGCAAGCTCAGCAAGCAGAAAAGCGCCTGCAGGGTGACCAAGAACGCGAAGGCGTCCGTATGGGCGCGGACATCGCAAAGAACAGAGCGCAAGCCGCTTTGCAAGCAGCGCAGATGTTAGTTAATTCAAAGAAGGAGAGTAAACCTAAATGATCCAAGACTTCGCACGCGTATTGCGCGAAAAATTACGCACCGACATGAACAACTACGCCGATGACTTGGCCAGTGGCGCATGCCGCAATTTTGACGATTACCAAAAACTCTGTGGAATCATTCAGGGTCTTGCGACCGCAGAGCGTCATCTCCTAGACCTTGCAGAGAAAGTTGAGCAATCAGATGAGTGAAATCATTCTGCCTCCGGGCATTAGCCTGCCAAAACATATCCAGCCCATCGAGTCCCCGGACGAGACGGCTGATAACGAAACCAAAGCATCAGCGCTGCCCATCCCCACGGGATACAAGCTGCTGTGTGTTGTGCCCAACGTCGATGAAAAGATCGCCGGTACGACCCTCGACCTCGTTCGAGATGCTGCAACCCTGAGAGCCGAAGAACATGCCACAACCGTGTTGTTTGTGTTGAGGGTTGGCCCAGACGCGTACAAGGACCCTGCCAAGTTCCCATCGGGAGCGTGGTGCAAAGAGGGCGACTTTGTGCTCGTGCGTACCTACACCGGTACGCGATTCAAGGTGTTTGGGAAAGAGTTCAGGATTCTGAACGACGACCAAATTGAGTGTGTTGTGCAAGACCCTCGCGGTTATACCCGCGCATGAAGGAGTAAAAATGAGTGAATCCTATAAGTTCCCCGACGAGGTCGAAGAGACCAATGTCGAGGTAGTCACAGACAACGATGTCGAGGTTGAGATCGTTGACGACACCCCGGAAAAAGACCGTGGCCGCAAGCCACTGGACCGTGAGGTGACTGACCCCACAGACGAGGAGATTGAGAGTTACTCCGACAACGTCAAAAAGCGTATCAAGGATTTGCCCCACGCACGTCATGACGAGCGCCGGGCCAAAGAGTCCCTGCTGCGTGAGAAACAAGAGCTGGAGCGTCTTGCACAGCACATGATGGCAGAGAACAACAAGCTCAAGCAGTACGTGAACAGCGGCTCTGAGCAGTATGCTGCCTCTGTTAAACAAATTGCAGATTCCGAAGTAGATAAGGCCAAGCGTGCTTTGAAAGAAGCCAACGAGGCTTTTGACACCGAAGCCATCATCAGTGCCCAAGAAGCATTGATGGAAGCCAAGATGCGTGCGGAGGCTGCAAAAAATTTCCGACCCACCCCTTTACAAGTGGATGAACCTGTTGTACAAATGCGTCAACAGCAAGACACTGCACCCCAAGTCGATGAAAAGACGCTGCGCTGGCAGGCAAAAAACCAGTGGTTTGGGGCGGCAGGTTTTGAGGAACACACCAGCTTTGCACTAGGGCTGCATCAAAAACTAGTGAACTCGGGGCTTGATCCCCGCTCTGACGAATACTTCGAGCGAATCGACGCTCGCATGAAGTCAACATTCCCGGACATGTTCGGAAATGAAGACCGGCCGAAATCCGGCGATGGCTCCCGACGACCTGCTTCTGTCGTGGCACCGGCGACCCGTTCGACTGGAGCCCGAAAAGTTCAGCTAACCCCTACGCAACTCGCGTTGGCAAAAAAGTATGGACTGACCCCGCAGCAATACGCTGCTGAAGTAGCAAAACTGGAGAAATCGAATGGCTGAAATGACTAACCGGAACCCCCGTGCTCTTGAGGCACGCGATAAAACTACTCGGTACGTGTATACACCTCCGAGCGCACTGCCTGATCCGACACCCGAACCCGGATACGTGTACCGCTGGATTGCGACACACGTTCTTGGTGAGGCCCAAAACACAAACGTGTCTACCAAGATGCGTGAAGGTTGGGAGCCGGTAAAAGCAGTGGACCATCCCGAGCTTATGCTTGAGGGTAATGCGAAGACCGGAAACGTCGAACTCGGCGGCCTCATGCTCTGCAAGATGCCACGTGAACGCGCACAAGCCCGTGACGAGTATTACGCCAAACAAGCGCAAGCTCAGATGGAATCTGTGGATAACAGCTTCATGCGAAACAACGACCCCCGCATGCCTCTGTTCGCTGACCGCAAGTCATCGACCAGTCGTGGTGGTGGTTTTGGTTCTGGTTCAAAGTAACAAGGAGTCCTTAAATGGCAACAACCGCTTCCCCCTACGGCCTGCGTGCCGTAAACCGTAACGACGGCATGCCCTATGCTGGCGCTACGAGTCAGTTCCTGATCAACCCTGCAGGTCTGGCATCCAACATCTTCAACGGCCAAGTTGTGATCATCAACGCAGCCGGTTACGTCGCTTTGGCTACCGCCACTGGCGCTGACTTGACAACCAACAACCTCGGCGGTGCTGATCTCGGCGCTCTGGGCGTTTTTGTTGGCTGCTCGTACATCAATGCGCAAGGCCAGCAGATTTACGGCCAGTACTACCCCTCCGGCACAACTGGCGTGGTGACTGCATACGTGATCACTGACCCCAACGTGACGTTCCAAGCCCAGCTGGATGGCGTTGCCGACCAGTCGGACCTCGGCGCGAACACTTTCTTTGCCGCTGCGCAGAGCTCCAGCACTGGTTCTACCCAGACTGGTAACTCTACCAGCGCTTTGGAGTCCACCACTGTGACCACGGCTGCCGCGTTCAAGATCATTGGTTTCGCTTCCCCAGTGACTGATGCCTTCCCTGACGTGCTGGTTAAGTTCAACCCCGGCGCTCATGCCTTCACCAACGCCGTCGGCATCTAAGGAGTAAAGTACCATGGCAATTTCACGCGCACAACTGCTCAAAGAGCTGCTCCCCGGTCTGAACGCTTTGTTCGGTTTGGAATATGCACGCTACGGCGAAGAGCACAAAGAAATCTACGAAACCGAGAAATCGGAGCGTAGCTTTGAAGAAGAAACCAAGCTGTCCGGCTTTGGTGCTGCACCTGTCAAGCAAGAAGGCTCCGCCATTGCTTATGACAACGCGCAGGAAGCCTTCACTGCTCGTTACACCCACGAAACCATCGCTTTGGGCTTCTCCATCACGGAAGAAGCTGTGGAAGACAACCTGTACGACAGTCTGTCTGCCCGCTACACCAAGGCTCTGGCTCGCGGTATGGCCTTCACCAAGCAGGTCAAAGCTGCCTCTACATTGAACAACGGCTTCTCGGGTTCCTTCCCCGGCGGTGACGGTGTTTCTTTGTTCGGCGTCAACTCAAGCGCTACTCGCGTTGGTCACCCACTCGTGGGCGGCGGCGTGAACTTCAACAGCCCAGCTACCGGCGTGGACTTGAATGAGACCGCTCTGGAAAACGCAACGATTCAGATCGCTGCTTGGGTTGATGAGCGTGGCCTGTTGATCGCAGCCAAGCCTGTCAAGTTGGTGATTCCTCCATCGCTGATGTTCGTTGCCAAGCGTCTGCTTGACACCGAGCTGCGCGTGGCTACTGCTGACAACGACATCAACGCGTTGAAGCAGATGGGCACCATCTCCGGTGGTTACACTGTGAACCACTTCTTGACCGACACAAACGCTTGGTTCTTGACCACAGACGTTCCAAACGGCTTGAAGCACTTCGAGCGTTCTGCTCTGCAGACCTCCATGGATGGTGACTTCGACACAGGTAACGTCCGTTACAAGGCCCGCGAGCGTTATTCGTTCGGCTGGTCTGACCCATTGGGTATCTGGGGTTCTTCGGGTTCGTCCTGACAGAAGCAAAAAAGGGGCCTTGTGCCCCTTTTTCTTTTGGTGTATATTGCTTCAACCCCGGGCTTATCCGGTGCATCAAGCAGTCCCGGCTGACGACATACAGATTGATGCGCCTAACTTGTATGTAAGGAAACATCATGGCAAATACCACGTTCAATGGCCCAGTGCGGTCGCAGAATGGCTTTCAATCCATCACCATTAACCCAACCACTGGCGCTGTTACTGTTAACGCCACTTTTGGCGCGACCACCAGCGTAACCGATCTAACTGCTACAAATGTAACAGCCACAAATCTGGTTTTCACCGATCAAAATCACCCCACAACCGCCGCTATTAACGCAACGGCTACAGCCACTGCGGCACAAGTTGCAACTGGCTACATCACATCCACTTCAGCAGCCGCAACCACCATCACTTTGCCTACAGGTACAGACCTTGGCACTGCTCTTGGCGCTACTAAAGGCACTGTGCTAGAACTGTACGTAGACAACACTGGCGGCGCAAACACCGTGACTATTGCTGTGGCCACAAACGGCATTCTGTCTACCGCCGCTGCTGACAGCGCTACGAGCTTTGGTGACTTGACTGTGGCTTCTGGTGCTACTGGCTTGGCACGATTCACCATCATGTTCTCCAGCGCCACTGCGTACGTGTTCACACGCACTGCTTAATCAACCTCGGGGCTTCGGCCCCTGTTTTAAAGGAGATTGATTATGACGATGCAAACCGATGTCCTAGCAGGCACGCTCGTTGAGAGCGGGTTCATCTACAAGCAGCGCACACGCGTCAAAGGCGTGTCGGTCAAGGGCGACGGCGCAACCGCTGGCGTTTTGGACATTTTTGACACGGTGACAGCTCCGGTTACGGCCACTTACGGTCGAACTGGGTTTGTGGTCACTGTCACAAAGAATGCGCACGGGCTGCAAACTGGCGACACCGTAGGTTTGTCGTTTGCCGCAGGTACTGGCGGTGCTGCTACTGACGGTAACTACACCATCACCAAGCTGACAGATAACACCTTCACGGTTACGGACCTCAATTCCGGCAACATCACTGCGGGCGCAAACTGCACCTACGCTTCGCGCTGGATCATGACGTTCCGAATTACCGCCGGTGACTCGTACGTAAACTACTGGCTCATTCCGGGGCAAGG